ATCGTCTACCTACCAAATGGCGGCGGGCCTCGCAAGATTATCGCCATTATCGAGCGAAACCCGCCAGCCATTTTTGATGGTGCCGGAAACGCTGTTTTGCCGACCGCAACGATGCGTGTTTACAACTCAGCTCAATCAGGCATCGCTTCGCGTGAGGTTGATATCGGTGTTGATGAGGTCGAATTCCTGCTGAAGATTGGCGACTCAATTCCGAAGCGGTTTTCATTCATGACGTTGATGTCGCAGGATTCTGGTGTCACTCAATTGGCGGTGATCTGATGACAGAGCCAGTTGTTGAACAGATCATGGCAAACATTCGCGAACGCATGGAGGTTGCGTTTGATAATGTCCATCGATCAACACGCATTGCGACGTGGCAGCCGAAAGACTGGTCGTTGCATGTGTATCAGCAGTCTCTGGAATCTGCACCAGATGTTTCGTGTCCCGGCAATCCTCCTGCACAGGGATGGTTGCTGACGGCGGTTGTGGCGGGCATCGTCAAGCCATCAGATAACGAAACGATTGCAGTCGATACGTTCCGCAACCGCATGGGCGCGGAGATTATCACGGCGGCAACAGATGCAGATAACTGGCACACGTGGGGAAGCCTCGCACTCAATACGATGCTCGGAAACGTCGAGCCATACATTGAGGAAACAGGCGGAACCAGTGGCGTCATGGTTCGTTTCGCGATCACGTTTCGAACAGACGAAAACGACCCATACACGGTGCGAATATGATTGCCATCGAAATCAATCGTGGGCAACTGAAGCGGCTGACAGAGGCAGTGTCAGCCAGTGGAAAGAAACTCACGAAGGAAATCGCTGGTGCCATCAATCAGGTCAGCAAGAAAACGAAATTGGAAATGGGACGCGACATTCGCAAGAAGGTTGCGATCCCCAAAGACGAAGTCGAAAAGCCTTTGAGCATCTGGGCACAGGCGACAGAAGGGAATCTGTCTGCCGTTGTCTCGCTCAAAGAAACGAAGCGGCTCGGTTTGCGGCACTTTGGAGCACGTCAGGACAAACGCGGCGTATCGTACAAGATCGACAAGACTGGCGGACGTAAGCGAGTCAACAGTGCATTCCAAGGGCCAAAACCGGGCGTGATGCGAATGAAGTGGAAGGGCAATGCGTTCAAGCGTGTTGGTGCTTCCAGACTTCCGATTGTGCAACTCAAAGGCGTTTCAGCTTACGGAACGTACAAGAAAAACGAGATGGCTGGACCACAAGTCAAGTCAATCGAATCCGAGTTGACCAAACAACTCGAACGACGAATCAAACTGAATGTTCTCCGAGCCTCCGGGCTTGTCACAACATAGGAAACGGCAATGCCACTACTCAGACGCAAAGCGGTATTTGCCGCAAAGGTTGAATCGACAATTGGGACTGCTGAATCCTTGTCGGGCACTGAAGGCGTATTCAACGCTGAGGAATTCGACATTCAGCCGAACGTGACAATGACGCGGCGCGAGGGTCAAGGCGGGTTTAACTACCTTGCCAGCGTTCCAGAAGGAATGACTGGCACGGCAAAGATTCGTCATGCGATCACCTACAATGGCACCGATATTCCAACGTGGGCAAGCGTGTTGCTTCCGGCTTGTGGATGGGTTGAATCGACTGGCGTGTTCTCGCCACTCACTGAGGCACCCGGAAGCAACGTAAAAACGCTGACGATCGGTCACTACAAAGACGGCAAGCGGTCATTGCTTTCCGGTGCGATGGGAACATTCAAGATCGTGTGCCCGACTGGAAAGCTGGCGTATATCGAGTTCACATTCACGGGCAAGTACAGCAGCAACGAAACCGATACTGCCATCATTTCCCCGACGTACCCGACGGCATCGGCGTTGCGATTCGCGACTGGAGCGCTGACGTGGAACTCTGTCGCGTTGTGTACGTCGAATCTGGAAATCGACGCCGGAAACAGCGTGATCATGCGGGAGTGTGTCAACGCTTCCGATCGATCTGGGTACGTTTCGGCACTTGTTACCAATCGAGCACCGATCATCACAGCAGATCCAGAGTCTGTTCTGGTCGCAACACAGGACCGCGACGCCGCATGGTTGACCTACACGCCTTATGCGTTAAGTTGCCAGATTGGAACTTCCGGTGCATCTGTTACAGTTGCAGCACCGAAAGCCCAATTGGAAAACAAGCAGCAAGGTAACCGCTCCGATATGCTGGTCGACGATTTGACATGGCTTGCAACGTCAGCTAGCAGTGTTGACGGCGAGTTGACAATCACTTTTGACTGATGAGGATTTATGCCGCGTTCTCTTGATCCGAATTCTGTGCTGACGATGGTGCTTGCGTGCGACGTTGACAAGCCGCACGATGTTCAACCGCGTATCTTTGCAAAGACGCCGACGCTAAATCAGCAGCGACGGTTGATTGCGGTTCTTGCATCACTGGAATCAGGCGGGATACTGGAAAAATTTGACGCGATTATTGATGCTGCAATGCTGCTGCTGACTGGATGGGAAAACATTCCAATTCCGTTTTCACGCGATGCGGTCGGTGACGTACTGAGTTTGGATGAGGTTGTGGAAGTTCTTCAGTTTCTTGTGGGGTCATCACGACCAACGGCAGACGATAAAAAAAAGTCAGAGTAGCCGCATTGGTTCGATGCGGCGAACTTTGCAAATCATGTGTCGGCAAGTGTCGTGAAATCGTTACGCCAGAACAGCCAGCGGAAATTGAATGTCCAAATTGTGGCGGAGATGGTTGCGAGTCGTGTGAGGGTGGATGGTTCACAGTTTGCGAGTGTCCATCGATGTATATCGGCCCGGAGATGATTGCAGACATTCAGGTAGTTTCCAGCACGGACAGGCATTTGCCAGTTGCTGGAGGATTGCTTGATCAGTCCGCATGGTGGTTTGAGTTAAGGAACACGCTGAAGGCTGAGGAATCAATCATTCAGGAAGAGCAGGCAAGGCGACGGTTCCAATGAGCAAAAACAGCGTAGACTTTGTCATCGGTGCGAAGAATCAGGCAAAGCCTGCATTTGATGACGCCGCAAAGTCACTCCAGCGAATCGAGAAAAAAGCTGAGGACACAAAGAAGTCTACTGACCGGCTGGCAATGGTGACTGGTACGCTTGCCGTCGCTTATGCCGCAGTCAAGACAGCGCTGGCAGCACTTGGCGGACTCGACAAGATAAACCAAGCCTATCAGGTTCAGACAACAGCAGTGAAGAACCTGACCAGCGCCATGAAGGTGCGCGGCGGAGCGGCTCAGGAGAATTCAGCACAGTTGCAGCAGGTGGCGGCTGAGCTTCAGAAACTGACAGGCGTTGGCGATGAGGTTACCATCGGCCTGATGCAACAAGCTGCGGCGATGGGCTTTGCGACCGACAGAATCGACGACGCAGCAAAGGCGGCAATCGGGCTTTCGGACGTGACGGGCAAGAGCCTGGAAACATCACTCAGCGACATGAAGGACGCATTGCAGGGCAACTTTGAAGCGTTCAATGGGCTGAATCCTCAGATTCGGTTCATGCGAACGAATCAAGAAAAACTGGCTGCCGTGATGGCGATTGCTCAGCAGGGCATTGAGCAGCAATCGCAGAACATGAACACGGTTGCCGGATCGAGCCTGCGGGCAAATGGCGCGTTCGGTGATTTGTTGGAATCCATTGGTGCGTTGATTGCCCCGATTCGCGTACTAATCAATGCGGGAGTGCAACAGCTTTCGGAATCACTGATCGGAGTGCTTTCGCCCGCCGTCGAGTGGGCCACGGCACTTCTTGAGAACATCGGCCCAACAATCGAGTGGGTTAAGGAGAAGGTCGTCGCTGCTGTCAACATCATCATCGGAGCGTTTACGTTCTTTGAAACGATCCTGACGAACCTTGGCGACGTTTGGAATATGGCTGTTGCAATTGCTGAAATGAGCATGATTGCCATTTCTGAATCAGTCATGCACACGCTGACTGTCACTATTCCTGCCTATGCGATGTGGTTTGGCGAAAACCTGATCAACTTGATGAAGGACGCATTCAACGGCGTCATTACGATCATCCAGAATGCAGGCAAGATCATCGGCGATTCGGTGCTTTCCATCTTCGAATTTATTGCGTCTGGCGGCGAAGGTGGCGTTTCCGGATTGATGCAAAAGCTCGGGCAGGCAGCGAGTCAAGGACTGTTGGATGGGTTCGAGTCATCACTGACAGCACTTCCAGATATTGCTGAACGGCAGTTGACGCAACGTGAGCAAGATTTAGCCGACAAGATCGGCGGCATCGGGGCACGACTTGGCCAGGAATTCAGCGACAAAATGGAGGAGCGAATTGTCGGACTCGGAGGAACGGTTCAGGGGGAACTGAATTCGGTTGCTGGAAAGATCAACCTAAAGGCTAATGCCGCCGTGATGACTCAGGGAGTCGGAGCAACGGAAGGACGATTGTTGACTCGTGGCCCTGGCACTCGTATTCCTGATCAACTTCAGCAGATCATCGGCCTGCTGCAAAAGCCACCAGAACCAAAGCCTCCACGCATTTTGGTGGAGAATGCGACGAAGCAAACAAGGGCACTTGAAACGATGCTGCAAAATCCCGGAATGGTAATTCAGATGGAGGGCATCGCGTGAGTATCGTAGACGTTTCGCAGATGTGGAGTTCCATCGGTGGATCGATCGCCACCCCAAAGGCGGATGCGACTGACAAGACCTATGCGTTTACTGAAGCCTATATGGTTGTCTGCACAGTTGGAACAACACTGCTGGAAGCATTGGCAGCGACAGGTGTTCCGCAGAATGGCGAGCAGCATTCCAGCGGCGTTGCGGCATTCGTCACAAATTCAACAGGAACACAACTCAGTCCGATTTTGTTTCAGGTGACGGTAGGCTTTGAAGGTGAGTCCCCTGATCCGGACTCAGTCGAGGTTGAATGGACCGATCAGTCCACATCGGAACCGATTGACAGAGACTGGAGCGGCGCGGCAATTGTTACCGTTAATGGCGAACAGGTTGAGGGCTTGACGGTTGAAGTCGCAGACCAGATTGCAATCGTTCGGAAACGATTCCTGACGATCAACACAGCATCATTAAGAGCCTATCGACGCGCCACGAATTCAGACACGTTTCTCGGTTGGCCTCCCGGAACGTGTCGTCTCGTTGGATTCTCTGCAAAGAACCGATACAAGTACAATCAGCCGCAAGAGCAATGGAGCGTTACGGCACGTTTTCAGTTCCGTGAGCCTTACGCAAATACAACCGATGCTCAGGCGTGGTATAAGCGTTGGCGGCATGAGGGAATCTATGTTGATGACGGGACTGGATTGATTCGTCGTGCGCTGGATCAAAATGGGCAAGAGGTGACAAAACCCGTGCTGCTCAAATCCGATGGAACACAGGAACTTGACCCGAACAACGCCTATTTTGTACACACACAAGTCTACGGCTCACTGCCATACTCTGGACTGGGGCTACTCTGATGGCAAACACGATCAAGATCAAAAACAACTTCGAATTCTGGCGCGATTCAGTCAGAACCGAAACGCTGCCACTGGTTGAAGAGCAGGTCACAACAACGTCAGAACTTTGCGACATCAAAACGCAGGTCATCGGCACGACGCACGAACTGATTGCCGTGGGCGACATGACCGACGATTGCTTTTGCCTGATCTACAATCTGCACACATCGGCCAAAGTGTCAGTCGGTGGTGATTCTGCTGGATCATTCGTTGAGTGGTTCAGCATTCCAGCGGGTGGACCGCCTGCGCAAATGCCGGAAGTCGGAGCACTGGCGAGCACGTACATCAAAAGCGCCTCAGCAAGTACAAACGTCCGTATTGTGTTGGCGAAAGTCGCATCATGACAATCGAGCAGATTGGAGTTTACACGCCTGAGCAAGCCAGAGAACTCTGGCAGTGGTACCTCACGTGCAAACAGTCTAATCCGCAGATGCAGAAGAACTATCCGCAGAGACGGGAAGTCATCGAGCATCGTCCGCGCCACCTCCAAGTCAAACTCCGTGAAGACCTTCTAGCCGCCGTCGATTCCTGGACAGACCCCAGTTACGCAACCGCGACCGTGTTTGAAAAGTACGACGGCACGGACAACATGCGGCCTCGAACGCAACACGCTGTTATCACCATCGTCAACCGCTTCGAAAACATCTCCGTCGAAGCCGGCACCTACTGCAAAGCCGAATGGATCGACGGCGAATGGCAGTTGTACACGGCGGATTGCCCAGGAACGCTGTCGGCGTCTTCGTTCGCTCCATCGGTGTCACAATCGCCTAGCCTTAATCCGAGCGTCGGGAGCCTGTAATGCTTCTCGGTTGCTGTCACTGTGGACCGCTCGATTCTGTTTCGTCCGTGTTTGCATCGTCGCACGAGTCTCTCAGTGTATCGTCTGGCTCACTTGACGTTGGCAGCGGTTGCTTTTGTATCGGCAGCGTTTCGAGCAACACGTGGCGAATGGACATTGACTACGGTTGGAACGCGACAACCGGGGCCAATACGTGGTGCTGTGCGTTGTACCGGAAACAGAAGTCGTACATTTTGCATCGATGGCCATCGACAGTTGGCGATCCAGTTTGCTATTGGGTTAGTAATGAGCGATCAGGAAAAGGCGATCCAAATAACGCTTTTAATTGCCTTACAGATCCAACAAAGCCAAGAGCGTGGATGGCAGTGCATGGACAGAATGACGGATATCTCAATGGGTTTTTCCCGAACGGTTTCGCGATATCTGCGGGACTAGCTTTCACAAATGGAAACCAGCCAAATGCGCCTGATATGGTACTGCCGTATGTGTGGCAAGACCCAAACGGGATCATGCCGTGGGGGCTGGCCAAGGCAGGTCATCCAGTGAATTGTCTTACTGCAAAAACGCTTGTGCATTATACGGAAGTCAGTTTGCCGAATTTTCGCCGATGGTATGGATCTTCTGGTGCCGGGGGCATCACGGCATTTCCATGCGGCACAGGATTTGGGTCGCTTGCCAATGATTTCGCACCAACAACTATCACCTTGACACCAGTGAACGCATGACGCGCAACTGTCTTTTCAAAGCTGCCGAAACAGGGCGTGAAGTCGTCTGCGATAATCAAATCGACATGACGCATCCGGGGACAGTGCCGAAAGAAATGTGCGATCAGTGCCCATTCTTCCGTGCAAAGACCTTTGAGAATCAGACCGCTCGCCTATGGGTTACGATGGCTCAGAAAGGTGTGTATCGTCCACGTCCTAAACCGTGCGGCGGATGCAAGGAAACGAAACATCGTATCGGGCATGACCTGCAATTCGTCTGGCCATATTGGGAAGGCGCAGCGGAAGGCGATGAGTTGCGATGGTCCATCCGCAGCGTCGAGACGATGTTTGAGGGTACGGCAAAAATCACGATCATTGGCGATCGTCCAGATTGGTATAAAGGCCATCACATTGCAAAGAAACGAGTGCCAGCCAGTAAGCCTCACCAGTGCTTTCGAGACATGCTGTCAAAAGTCTGGTTTATGGCAACTCACGCTGAAATGGACGAGCAATTCGTCTGGATGATGGATGACATTGTTTTCCTCAAGCCTGTGAGCACTGAAGATCTGCAAACGCCACGAGCCGAACGATTCACTCCGAGCGACCTGAACAAGTGGCAGAAGATCAAACAACGAACCATGCAGGCACTGACGGACAAAGGCAGGTCAAATCACGACTACGCAACACACGCGCCACACTTTGCTGAAAAGCAGAAGGTGCGGGCAATCTTCGACGAGTTTGATCTGCATGACGACCGCAACGTTTT